TTAAAACGTGGCGATATTGCATTACGTGCAACTACTACTGGTGGTTCTGGTAAGGACCAGAGCAGAGACCATATCTTGTTTATTGACCAGGATGTTTCTAGTCTTTCTACTAAGACTGTTGTTAAAACCGCAGAATCTACTGGAGATTCTAAAAATCAAGTACAGGGCGAATATGTACGTAGCGGTAATTACATTATCAACGGTTCAAGTAAGGGCGGTAAATATAAGATTTATCGTTTAAGAAAGCAAGCATAAATATAAATATAGTGTTAATTTAATTATGAGGTGAAAAATGGCTTCTAAATCAGAACCAATAGATTTATCAAACATAAACAATGGAAATCTCGGTGAAGTTTTGGCACAGTTACAGAACGCAATTCCGAGTAATGCAGTATTGCTGGACAAGACTTTAATGCCTTCTCGCGGCCGTTATTATACGGAAGATATTTATATTAAGAAACTTTCGACTCTTAATGTAAGAAATCTTGCAAGTATTGACGAAAAGAATATTATGTCAGTTATCAATAATGTTCTTAAGTCTTGTTTGTTCAATATTGACCCAAATAAGATTCTTGTAGGCGATAAGCTTTGGCTTATTTTCTATCTTCGTGCATTTACTTATAACGACGCTCCGTTTAAGCTTCGTGGAAAATGTAACAGTTGCGAAACCATCGCTACATTTGACTATCAGCTTAAGAACTTGAAAGTACAGTATCTTGACAAGGAACTTCCAGAATATTTCGAAGTAGGCAAGGATAAGGTAAAGATTGAATTCCCGACTATTTCTACAGAAACAGAAATTAACAAACTCAAGACCAACGAGCAAATTGTTGAAGACTTGCTTCCGGATGTTCTTGATATGGCAGCATATTTCAAGGAACTCAATGGTAAGTCGTTGACTTTGATTCAGGCATATCGCTATATCTTGAATCTTGACGCTGTTGATTTCAGTAAGCTTACTAATGATTTGGATCCATATATCTTCAATGCTTATCCGTATGCTATTTTCAAGTGTCCTATTTGCGAAGAAGAAGTTACGCTCCCGATTGCATTCGTTCCGCAGTTCTTCTTGCCAAAATCGGTATAAATAAGATATGAGCAGTTTTTCGGAATATGTTAATGGACAGGTAAATAAGAGCACGGATGAATTGGTTAAACGTACTGTTATTAAGCCTGTTCAGGCCGAAGATACTATTGAAGATACTGTTGCGAAGTGCAATCCTGAAACATGGACAGCACGTGAAATTAACAATGTCAAGTATTTGATTTACAACAAGAAATTTATCAATATCTCAGAACTGAAGCAGAAAATCGCAGATGTTTATAGAGAACACGGTTATAGTGATTACGGCTTTGCTAAGCTTACGGAAAGAGACCTTGTAAGATATACGAAAGTAAAGAATATCCTTATGGATTCTTTCTTAAGTGAAGTGAGCGATGAACTTGACACCGATTATTTGGCTGGTAAATTTTTTGATAAGGAACTCAAGGACTTTGACTGGAAACCAGAGGAATACTAATGACAAGACCAACAAACAAATTATTGGAAGTCAAGTTGCTGGTGGATAAGTGGGTTATTGAAGAGACACTTTCACGTATTGGAATAGTCGACTACAAAAAGAAAATAATCTATCAGTCATGCCACTTGTTTGAACAGTTTGGAACATATTATCTGGCACACTTTAAGCAGTTATTTACTATCAGTACAGATAAAAGCGGCTATCATGGATTTGGTAATGTTTCATTGGAAGACATCGAGCGTAGAAACCGAATAGCGTTCTTGCTCGCACAATGGAACATGATAAAAATCGTAAATCCAGAAGAAATCGAGCCGCACAATATGAAAGTAGAAATAGTAAAACATGCTGATGCTGATAAATTTATGAAAGTTAAAAAATTCCATACAAGCAACTTAATAAATTCATTCGATTAATCAAAAACCCGGTTCAAAAGACCGGGTTTATAAATATAGAAGCAACTGTAAAAGGTAAACTATGAAAATATTATGCGGTAATGAATTTAAAACTTTTAAGGGCTTCATGAAGAAGCTCGCAAAAACTGTACTTATCGAATTTGATAATACAACATTAAAATGCTCAATCGACCATAAGTTAAAAACAGAAAAAGGATTTGTAGAAGCAAATTCTTTATATGTTGGTCAAGAAGTTGAAAATACTGAATTTGGAAAAAGTACAGTAAAGAATATAACTTTACTTAATGAAGCTCAGACAGTTATTACACCGGTTGAAGTTGACGGAAAAGAATATTCAACTCCTAACGGTTTGATAAATCATAACTGTAGCTTCATCGGTTCTTCTCAGACGCTTATCGACCCTAATGTTCTTAGTGATTTGATGCAGAAAGAACCTATCGATTATCTCTATGATTTGGATATGTGCATTTACGAAAAACCAATTCCTGGTGCACTCTATGTCATGGGTGTTGACTGTGCGACTGGTGTCGGTGGTGACTATGCGGCAATTCAGGTTATTAAAATCAACGGAAGAAACGACATGGAACAGGTTTGTACTTACATGTCGAATACCGTAACTCCTGGAAAATTCGCTCGTATTATTGACCAGACTTCCAAGATGTATAATAATGCTTATTATATTCTTGAAAATAATGACGTCGGTCGTCAGGTTTCTGAAGAACTTTGGTATGTTCTTGAAAATACGAATTTGATTAACACAGATAAGCATGGTCTTGGAACTCGTGCTGATAAGAAATCAAAACTTGATGCATGTATGGAAACAAAGAGACTTATTGACGCAAGAATCCTTAAAATTTATGACGCCAATACGATTGCTCAGCTTTCCCGTTTCGAAGAAGTTTCGCCCAACGTTTTCAAGGGTGCTAAGGGAACTCATGATGACCTTGTTTCCGGTCTTTATTGGGGTGTTTATGCAACATTACAGCCGGAAATCGACCTTGACAGTTGTAAGACAGTTCAGCTTGTAGATAATGGTGATAAGACTCTCGACATGATGGTTGAAGAGTTATCAAATGATGAAAATGATAATTGGTTGTGGAGTGAATTTAAGTAATGCATCCGTCTCAATATTCTTATGATAAGTACAATTATTGGAACATACCTTTAAACGAATTACCAACACGAGGAATGTTCTATCCTAAAGACGCTAAGATTAAAATGCGAAGCATGTCTGTTTTGGATGTGAAGTTTCTTGCTACATATCGACCGGAATTGGCAACTGAAGTATGTAACGAACTTCTGTTTAAATGTTCTTATCTTGAGAATATAAAGCTGGAGGATCTTTATCTTCCTGACCGTATCTATCTAATTTTCTGGATTAGAAACAATAGTTTTACTAATGGTAGTAGCTATGTTTTTGACGTTAAAGAATGCCCGGAATGTAAAGCCGCTTATAAGGCTGAAGTAAGACTTTCTGATTTTAAGATTAAATATCTCGATAAAGAATTCATTAAAAAGATATATCTTGAAGATTATAACGTTGAAATGCCTTTAACTATTCCTAAGTTTTCAGATTCGCTTTATAAACCGAAAACATATATCGAAGAGATGGCATTATGGATTGATTTGGATATTCCGTTTAAACAAAAATGCAATCTCGTAGAAAATATGTCAGGTCTTGATTCTGCGAAATTGTTTAATACTATAGAAAATAATTTCTGCGGTTTTGATAAGGAATTCTTAATTCATTGTCCTCATTGCGGTGGTACAATGCCGATAAGTATTGACCTCAGTGACGATAATCTATTCACTTTCTTCCCGCTTCCAAATGTTCTGGAACGTATTGCCCGTATCTGTAAGTATGCACATCTTCAGATTACAAATGACTGGGCATGGCCAGAAGTTGAAGTCATGGAACAGGTAATCAATAAGATTTACAAGGAAGAAGAAGCCGAGCTGAATAAGAATAATCATACCATGACAAACAATGGTATGGCACCACAAAACTTCCTTCCACATTAAAAATTCAGAATAAAAATTCCAATTGTAAAAATTTTTTTACAATTAATACTATATTTTAAATATTAAAATACAATGTTTACATTGTATTTTAATTTTATTTTGCAGAGGAAATATGAAAGAACAACAGGAAGGTTACATATCAAATGAGTATTTGCGAGATTTGATTATCAAATACAATAGAAAGAACATAGACGATACAGGCAATTGGTGCGGTCCATATCGTAGTAAGCTTAACAATAAGTATGCTAAGGCGAAAGAAGAACGACCGATTATCTTGGCGAAGCTTCAAGAAGGAAATCTCCCCGAAAAAGAAGAAAAAGAACTTAAGAAGAAGCTTAGCAAATTAATGACAGATGAACAGTATCAGGCGAGTCTGAACTTTATTACAAAGAAAGAAAAGTATATTCCAGAATTACGTGAAATGTACATGAAGTTAAGTCCTGAAGAACGTCGTCATTATAACTATGAACTTGACTTGATTAAGAAAGAAATTTGTGAAGCATTCATGAAGGTTATTAACGGTCGTATTATTTCGTTTAAGCTTGTTACAAGCAAGGACCGCGAAGATATTGAAGATATACGTCAAGAATGCTTAATGACTCTTTTCACCTATATAAATAGATATGATGAAGATAGAGATACGAGTGCTTTCGCATTTGTTACACAGCTAATCAGTAATGCTATTATTCTCTATATTAATCAGCTTAATGAAAGAAAAGAAAAAGAAATCCCGGGTCTTGATTTTTATGAAAATCTTAACACGGTCGATGATTTTAGAGGTGAAGAAGACTAATGTTAAATGCACATACTGAAAATTCAGATGGAAAAAATCTTGCACTAATTTTCTGTAAGGATAATTCTGGTTGCAGTCATGTAAGACTTCGATACAATAGTGAATATATTAACGGACATAACATGGGTGTTTATCCGATTGTTTTGCCGTTTCCGACATTCGATCCAGGTTATCTTGCAAGAACAAAGGCATTGATTTTCCAGCGTCCAATCAATCCGATGGACATTCAGATTATTACACGTTACAAGGAATTACAGCCGCGATTCAATTACAAGATTGTCGCCGAATTCGATGATCTTGTATTCCTTACTGGTGAAGGAAAAGATGACGCAGTTCCGTCTTATAATCCTGGTCATGACGGATTTATGTCCAATATCGGCCAGATTATGGATGTAATGAAAGCCGTACTTCCGATGGTTGACCAGGTTATCTGTTCTACTCCGTATCTTAAGAAGATGGTCGAAAAAGTTTTCGGTCACAATAACGTCAAGGTTGTAAAGAACGTTGTTCCGCGTTATCTTTGGAATTTTGAACGTAAGAAACCAGTAGAAGAAGACCTTAAGAAACCGGTTGTAATTTATTCCGGAAGTCC